GGGCTGAGTTCAAAGCTGGGCTGTGTGGGAAGAGGGTGGCAGCAAAAACCATGAAACGATTGCAGGCGCTTGTCTGGCTGGCCGCGCAGGATGTAAAGAACGAGCTGGCGGGGCGGGAGGTATATCAGCATGCGGATCTGGCGGCGCTGGTGGGCATTAGTAAGTCCACTTGGTCAGAATGCTACGCAGATAACTGGCGCATCATGACACAGCTATTTTTGCGTCTGGATTGCAGTGCCCTTTGCTCTACAGCGAGAACACGATCACAACAAAAGGCGACGAACTTGCAGCCAAGTATTGCAAAACCGAACTAAATAGGCCATATTTGAGTCTAATTTGATATGTTGTCAAAATTGTAATTAACCCGCCTTGAGCGGGTTTTTTTATATCTGTATATTAGAAAGTCGCCTGGCGGATGGGTCGCGTGGCAGTGAATCATATTAGTTTATATTTTTAGAAAAACCATGAGGGCATTTCTTGATAATGCAACTCAAAGGGTATTCGCAACTTATGGCTTTACCTGCGTTGTTTCCAGGACACATGGCTTTAGTTCTCAATGATTCCCACAGGCTGGCATTGTAGGGCGTTACGTTATAGACCGTAATTGGAAGATATTGGTCATTTATTAAAATTCCATCCTGGTAGGTTTCGATTGTACTTCCTGGAGGCATAAAAATCTCCCCTTCGTACCATATTGTGAGTTTTAATTTCTTCAGACCGGACAAGCACGAAAAAACCAAACCTGAATGTGGACAAACCAGTGAATCAATAACATTCCATCTCATAAAATCCTCCATATTAATATAGGTGACTATGTGGTTTTATATAGCCGTTAAGTTGTGTTCTGGTTTTTCAAAAGGTAACTAATGATTCATTTTGTATCAAGCGCCGCAAGTTGTTGAAAAAGATCGGTTTTATCGAGTGATCGCATTATTATCCTTTGTTTTCATAAAGATGAGATGATTGGGTTTAATTAATTGATTACATTTATTTACTTTCAAATGAAACAGTTGTTCAATTAATGATCAGTTGGCTTTTCGTTTTTTTTGAAATAATTTATCGATATATTGTGTGTTTTGGGGGTGTTATTAGTTTATGCATAGTGCGTGAATTAATATACGTTGCTTGAATCGCATAATAAAATGAGCTTGGTCTTTCTCCAATGTGTTGAATTAGACAGCAAAACTTCGGGGGGGCGCTGTCAGTATATCCTTTTGTTAAATATAAGGGCTGCCAACTGGCGGCCTTTTTTATTCTCTCAACCCACACACAGCACCAACCGGTAAGGCCGGAGGTGATCATGAGTATCAACCATATGAGCAAATTAGCATCTGGCGCAGCATACGGCGCGTCAGCCGGTACTGTTGCCAACGGATTGCTGACGAGGCTCAGTCCTGATGAGTGGAGCGCCATCGGCGTGATTGCCGGTATCGTCGTTGCCCTGCTGACGTTCTGCATTAATTTTTACTTTAAACGGAAAGTATCACTGGCTCAGATTAAGGCGCTGGAGTCACGCGGATATATACCCACCGACAAACTGGAAGAGGGCTAATCCATGGCTTTATCAGCAGGCTTGCGCAATAAACTGATTGCTGTTGCGGGCGCCGGGGCCATTGCTATCGCCACTGTATTTCTCGGCGGCCAGGGCGGCGTAGAGGGGCGGGAATATACGCCATACAAAGATGTTGCTGGCGTGTGGACTGTCTGTGACGGTCACACTGGCCGGGATATCGTTAAGGGCAAGAAGTACACCGACCGGGAATGCGATCGCCTGCTGTGGAATGACCTGCAGCCGGTTAAAAAGGGCGTGGATGGCCTGGTTAAAGTCCCGCTCGGCGAATACCAGCGCGCCGCACTCTACAGCTTCACTTATAACGTCGGACTTAATGCTTTCTCCAAATCCACGATGCTGAAGAAGCTCAACGCCGGTGACGTTGACGGGGCCTGCGATGAAATGCGCCGCTGGGTGTATGCGGGCGGCATGAAGTGGAAGGGACTGCAGAACCGGCGTGAGATGGAGCGTTCAATGTGCATTGCGGAGAGCAGCGATGACCTTTAAAGCCAAAGCGGTTGGTGTGCTGGTGGTCGTTGGCATGCTGGTGGCTCTCGGCTGGGCAGTGAATCATTACCGTGATAACGCCATCGTCTATAAAAAGCAGCGTGACGAAAAGACTCAGGCGCTGACCTCGGCGAACGCAACAATTACCGACATGCAGGTTCGGCAGCGTGATGTCGCTGCACTCGATGCTAAATACACACAGGAACTTGCTGATGCGAATGCTCAGAATGCTGCTTTGCAGCGCAAGCTTGATAATGGTGGCCGGGTGCTCGTCAAAGGAAAATGTCCAGTGCCAGCCTCAACCCAGCCCACCAGCTCCGGCAGCGTGGGCAATGATGCCACCATCGAACTCTCTGACGTTGCTGGACGAAACGTTCTCGGTATCCGCTCCGGAATCATCAGCGACCAGGCAAAAGTAAGTTACCTGCAGGATTACATCAGGCAGCAGTGCCTCAACCAACCAACAGGAAAATCCAATGAGTGAAGCAAAACCGCAGGACGGCAGTACTGTTAAGGGCTACCGGACTTTAACGGCAGGTGACATTGAAGTGATGAACCGCCTGAAAGACGTCAGTCGCCATTTTCTTAACCTGCTGGATACCGCCAAAGAAACGGGCGCCGATCCGCGCTGGGTTGCGATGGCTAAAACCGAAATGCAGAAGGCCTGCATGTTCGCGTGTCGTTCTGTAGCTCATCCGGACGACGACTGTTAGGCATTACAGCAGGCACTTAGATAGTGCCTGTGATAATGCAAACCATGTTATGGGGCTGGCATGGGACGTAATTCTAATGGTCACATCTGGCTTTAACGTCACCGACAAAAGACGATACGGCATCTTGCACGATGTTATTAGTATTTGTCCTATTAAAAGTCATAAATGCTTTAGTTTTATCCGTTGAAATCTGCCACGTCTGAATGGTAAGTCCCAAATCAGTGGCATACGTTCCAACCATTGATGTCGGACTTATAAATGAATAGGTCATGATACTATCAGTTACGGAAGGTGAGTTTTTATCAATGTTTACAACAAATACTTTCCCCGCGTAACCATCTTCTTTGAAGTTGTAATGGTCGTACTCATACGCTCCGTAACCATGCAAGTTTCCAATAACCCAGCATCCGGCATTGACTGATGAAGCTGCCATAAGCAAGACGGAACTAACCAAACATTTCATCAGCATTATTAGCCGTTCCCTTTGTCATAAATGTGGAGTGTGCGAGTGCATTACGGAACCCCGTGCGCATATGTCCTCTCTCAAGACCGTCAGTACAAAAGTGCAAACAATGTAGTCTTTTATCTCGATACATTGTAGAAAATACCTTGTATACGTCAGTAACGAGCGCCTCGCAATAAGCGGGGCTTTTTTGTGACCAGAAGAAGGAAAAGAAGAATGTTTACTGTAAAGCAGATTATTGGCAATGCCACCTCGCTGTATGAAGTGAAAGAGATCACTGTAGCGCGTCAGGGTTCTGAGCAATGGGCACAGGCGTTCGCTCTGGCTGACGAGTTGGCAGTAGACGTGCCCGATATCATTGAGCATATCCCTACAGCGTACGAAGACGCTGAGATGACCAAACCGATTGGTGATGAGCAGATCGTCACGGTAGACCGGAACGACGTAACGCGGGTTAGCTGCATTGCGATCATCTGTTCGGGCGTACCATCTACGGCGCTGCCAGATGTGCCTGAAGCTGGTGGTGTGGGCTATCAGTTCCTGTACCAGGGTGATCAGGTTTACATCACCAACTCTCATGGTGCGACCATCGAAACAGTGAAGTGACCATCACAAGGCGCTTTCGAGCAGAGCGCCTGATGATGTTCTCCACTCTGCGCAACAACACGGTTAGCCACGCTGTGAAGCGTCGCGAAGCTGGCTTATCATAGCCGTAGTTGCAAGCGTAACTGATCTAAGTTAATAAATTTATTTTCAGATTTGCCGATACTAGTTCTTCATGTCAATGGAGAAACAGTAAATGTCAAAAAAAGCCACTATTTCATACTATGTGATGGTTACTTTCGATATCACAGTTGGTGATAAATCAAACATCTACGGCGAAGTTTCAGAGTTGCTCGAAATTAACGGACTCAAGAAAGATATTGTAGGAAATGAGCTTCCTGAAAATGTTTATTTTGGAAGCAGAAGTGCTGAGATCACGTACGAAGGTGAAGCGCTTACTCAACAAGACATAAAAAAAAGAGGGGAGCAGATAACAAAACATTATTATAAGATTCTAAGCGATTACTTTTCCGCAAACAAAATAAAATACAAAATATTCATTACAGCAAGCCGTAAATCGACTGCAGCTATCAGATATACAGCTACCAAAAAATAGAATATGCCGCCTTAGTGCATTTTATGATACCTAGGCCTCTGGCATTTGCTGGTGGCTTTTTTATTGGAGTGAATATGTCCGAGCCACGTATTTATAACAGCCGCTGGGACAAAGCCAGGCTTACTTTCCTGAAATCAAATCCAGTCTGCGTAATGTGTTTGCGGCAAAACAGGGCTATTCCGGCTACCGTCGTCGATCACATCAAGCCGCACAAGCTTAAAGAAGCGCTGAATGGCGGGAAGCCGGAAGAGATAGCAAAGGCTCAGAAGCTCTTCTGGGATAAGAAGAACTGGCAACCGCTTTGCAAACAGCATCACGATTCAACGAAGCAGCGCGAAGAGAAACGCGGTCACGTCATCGGGTGTGATGAGAACGGGTTGCCGCTCGACCCGTCATCCCATTGGCATAAATGATAATGAATGTCATTTGCATCAAGTGCTGATGAGTGTTGATGCAAATGAGAATCAATATCAAATGTGAGAGGGAGGGGTGGGTAAAGTCTTCAGGGGCTAGAGCCTTCCTGACCGCCCGCCCCCCTTTTGATGCACAACCGCGAAATGAAAAGTTTTTTCCTGGGAGGTTTCAATGGCCGGAAGGCGACCAAAACCTACCCATCTGAAAGTTGTTACCGGCAATCCCGGAAAGCGCGCGCTCAATAACAATGAGCCAAAGCCCGCCCGCGAAATTCCAAGCCCGCCTTCACATCTGACCGACTGGGGTAAGACTGCCTGGGGTAAGCTCACCGTTCTGCTGGACGGCATGGGCGTGCTGACCGTGGCGGATACTCTGGCGCTGGAACGGCTTTGCGATCTGTATGCGGAGATCCTGCAGCTGCGGCAGATTGTTGATATCGAGGGGCGCACTTACACGACGAAAACCCAGATGGGCGATTTTCTGATTAAGGCGAACCCGGCAGTAGCCATGCTGGCTGACGCCGATCGTCGTTTCAAAAGCTACCTGGTGGAATTCGGCCTTACACCGGCTGCCCGGTCAAAGGTGAATGCAAATGGTGGAGAAAAAGAAGAAGACCCGCTCAACCAGTTCTTCGGTTGACCCGGCAACGCAGTACGCGATGGATGTTACCAGCGGAAAAACACTGGCCGGTCCTGATATTCGTAACGCCTGTGCGCGACATCTTCGCGATTTAGAACATGGCACGTCGCGCGGTCTGGTCTGGGATGTGGATGCAGTAACGCGCGTGATCAATTTCTTTGCGCAGGTCCTCAAGCTCAACGGTGGCGAGCATGAAGGCCACCGGTACACTCACCATTACTGGCACCGCCCAGGCATCCGGCACGCTCAGCCTGTATATCAGCACAACCCGCGTGCAGTCTGCTGTTGTAACGGGAGATGCAGCAACGGCTGTCGCGGCATCGCTGGCTGCTGCCGTCAATGCAAATGCAGAACTGCCTGTAACAGCTACCGCCGCCGCTGGCGTTGTAACCCTGACCGCGCGCCATAAGGGGCTTAACGGTAACGATATCCCGCTGATGCTGAATTACTACGGCACAGTGGGCGGTGAAACAACGCCTGACGGCATCACCCTGGCGATCGCCGGGATGTCCGGCGGTACCGGCGCACCTGACCTGGGCGCTGCGGTTGCAGCTATGGGCGATGAACCTTTCGACTTTATCGGCCTGCCTTTCAGTGACTCTGCATCGCTGGCGACCATTGCACTGGAAATGAACGACTCAACCGGCCGCTGGAGTTATGCGCGACAGCTGTACGGTCACGTTTATACGGCGAAAACTGGCACGCTGTCTGACCTGGTGGATTTTGGCGACACGATGAATAATCAGCACATCACCGTGGCGGGTTATGAACCTGACGTACAGACTGCTGTTGATGAGCTGGCAGCGCTGCGTACCGCGCGTAATGCTGTGTTTATCCGCAATGACCCGGCCCGACCGACGCAAACCGGCGAACTTACAGGAGCGCTACCGGCGCCGGCAGGCAGCCGCTTTACCCTTACCGAGCAGCAGTCCCTGCTGATGCACGGTATTGCGACCGCTTATGCTGAAGGCGGCGTGCTGCGCATTCAGCGCGATATCACCACGTATCAGAAAAACGCCTACGGCGTGGCAGATAACAGCTATCTCGACAGTGAAACGCTGCACACCAGTGCATACGTTATTCGCGATTTGAAAAGCATCATTACAAGTAAGTATCCGCGACACAAACTGGCTAATGATGGTACGCGGTTCGGTTCCGGCCAGGCCATCGTGACGCCTGCTGTATTGAAAGGTGAGATTTGCGCCAGATACCGAAAAATGGAACGCGCGGGCATTGTCGAAAATTTCGACCTGTTCAAGAAATATCTGGTTGTTGAGCGTAACGCTTCCGATCCAAACCGAGTGGATGTGCTGTTCCCGCCTGACTACATCAACCAACTGCGCGTGTTTGCGCTGCTTAACCAGTTCCGTCTGCAGTACGCCGAGGAGAGCGAATAATGGCAAAGATTGCGGGTACCTGTTACTTCAAAGTTGACGGACTTCAGCTATCGCTTACCGGCGGCATTGAAGTCCCTATGAACACGAAGATTAATGACGATGTTATGGGCCTGGATGGCTCGGTGGATCGTAAAGAAACTCATCGCGCACCTTATACCAAAGCCACCTTTAAAGTGCCGAAGGATTTTCCGATCGACAAAATCACCAACTCAGACCAGATGACCTGCACCTCCGAGTTGGCGAATGGCATGGTGTATGTACTCTCCGAAGCCTGGCTGCATGGTGAGGCTAACTATAACCCCGAAGAGGGCACCGTTGATGTGGAATTCCACGGTGAAGAAGGATTCTTCCAATGAAAGAGCTGACGCTTAAAAAACCGGTTATGGCGCATAACGAAAAGGTGCATGTGCTCGAACTGCGTGAACCGACGTTTGATGAAGTGGAGCGAATTGGCTTTCCGTTTACGGTGAGTGGGGAGGGCGCAGTCAAGCCGGACAGCGCCGTTGCACTGAAATACATCCCGCTGCTGGCGGGTATTCCTCGTTCGTCTGCTGCTGACCTTGCACTGATTGATGTTTTTAAAGCCTCGATGATGATCCTGAGTTTTTTTACCAGCTCGACGGCGGGAATCTCAGAAAGCGACTCTTCAACGTCGCCCACTACTGGCGATTAAATCCCCTTGAGCTCCGGCGCGCCCCCGTCTCCGATTTTCTTGAACTGGAGGCGGAGGCTATCCGTATAAATGAGGAAATCAGGAATGGCTGACAGTTTCCAGTTAAAGGCCATCATCACCGCCGTTGACCAACTCACTGGCCCGATGAAAGGTATGCAGCGTGAGCTGAAAGGTTTTCAGAAGGAAATGGCCGGGCTGGCGCTGGGAGCGGCAGCGGCAGGTACAGCCATACTCGGTGCGCTGGCGATGCCTATAGGATCGGCCATAACCTTCGAATCAAAGATGGCCGATATTCGAAAGGTAGTTGACGGCCTGGATAATAAACAGGCTTTCCAGGGCATGAGTGATGATATCCTGGAGTTATCAACGCAGCTGCCGATGGCCGCCGAGGGGATCGCTGAAATTGTCGCTGCTGGTGGTCAGGCGGGTATTGCCCGCCAGGACCTCATGCAGTTTGCGAATGATGCCGTGAAAATGGGTGTGGCATTTGACCAGACGGCAGAAGAGTCCGGGCAGATGATGGCGCAGTGGAGAACAGCATTCAAACTGACGCAGGATGATGTTGTCGTACTGGCAGATAAAATTAATTATCTGGGTAATACTGGGCCTGCTAACGCGGCTAAAATTTCTGAAATCGTGACCCGTATCGGGCCTCTGGGCAACGTGGCTGGCGTGGCATCCGGTGAAATCGCCGCAATGGGGGCGACCATTGCCGGGATGGGCGTGGAGTCTGAAATTGCCTCTACGGGCATCAAAAACTTTATGCTTTCGCTGACGGCAGGCAAATCGGCCACTTCCGCGCAGAAAAAGGCGCTCAGCTTCCTGAAAATTGATCCCGGGCAGCTGGCGGCAGACATGCAGAAGGATTCGAAGGGCGCCATTCTGAAGGTGCTGGATTCGCTGTCGAAGGTACCAAAAGCTAAACAGGCTGCCGTGATGAACTCCCTGTTCGGGAAAGAGTCACTTTCAGCCATTGCGCCACTGCTTACAAATATGGATTTACTGCGCACCAACTTTAACCGGGTTGCTGACGCGCAGAAATATGGCGGCTCAATGCAGAAGGAATACGCGAGCCGGGCCGCAACAACGGAGAACCAGTTAACGCTGCTGAAAAACAGTGTGAATGCTATCTCTGTGACTCTGGGTGACACTTTTCTTCCCGCGATAAATGAAGCCACAGAAGGGGTGATGCCTTACCTTGAGCAGCTGCGGGAATTTGTGCGCGCCAACCCTGAGATGGTGCGGTCCGTTGCGAAATTTGGCGCGGCGCTGCTGGGCACCGGTGTAGCAATTGGTACGCTGTCCCGCGCATTCAAAATCCTGAACAGCGTCATGAACATTTCACCAGCCAAAGTGGCGATTGCAGCCCTGGCGGCTGGCGCGCTGCTGATTATTGAAAACTGGGACGAAGTTGGGCCGGTAATTAAAGAGGTCTGGCAGGAGGTTGATAAGGTGGCGCAGTCAATGGGCGGCTGGGAAAGCGTTCTGGGTGGTGTGAGTCTGTATATGGCTGGTGCATTCACGCTGAAAACTATCGGTTCCCTGCGTACCGCTCTGACGCTTGCCACTCAACTTTCTGGTGTGCTGGGTAAAATCGCCACAATGGGTGTGTCAACCATTCAGATAGCCGTAGCCATCTATATGTTTGAGCAGCTCAAGGAAATTTCTGACGCCGCCAAACAGGCCGATCACACAGATTCTCTCTGGCAGTCAATAAAGAGCCGGTGGATGGCTGGTGGCTGGTATAACAACAAGGAGCTGGTGAAACAAAGACAGCTTGCAACGGGGCAATCGACTCGCGACAACTTTAAACCGCAGGTGCCACTTTCCCGAACGCTTGATAGCCCTGTTACACCGCAGACGCAGCGCAGCGAACTGAACGTTACGTTTGATAACGCTCCGCAGGGAATGCGCGTAAGTAATCCGGCAGGATCGGCGGTGCCATGGCTGAACTATGATGTTGGCTACAGCCGCTTTAGTAGGAATAATTAATTTTTTGGTTATTAGAACTTCATTGTAACTAATGCCTCCTTTGATATTATCTAAACAAATATCATGGGGAATGCGCATGGATACGATAGTTTTAATTATTGGTATAATCGGTTACTTGCTTCCAGGTGTAATCGCCTCGATTAGAGATCATCAAAGTCGCATGGCGATATGGGCTCTCAATATTATTTTGGGGTGGACTTTTTTAGGGTGGGTTGCGGCCTTTGTATGGTCACTAACTAATCCAGGAAGTCAGCCAATTCCGTCTCCACTCGCGCCTGCAACAAAGAAATGTCCTTATTGCGCTGAGGACATCAAATATGAAGCCGTTGTCTGCAGATACTGTGGTCGGGAGCTGAAGAATTTCCAATCCTGATTTGTTACTTAAACAAATTCAACGTATTACCTAACCCACCATCAGGTGGGTTTTTTATTGGCTTTTAAAGCCTGAGTGATTTCATCAAGGGTTTCTGAACCCCTGGAAATGATGTCATTGTATTTTTCAAGCAAACCCGCCTGGATGGCAATCACTTCTCTTAACGCCTTAAGATCAAGGTCATGCATGCCATCATCGCTGCAAGCTAGAGCGTCTTCTAGGATTTGAACTATCTCGGCATTCATTGATCGGCCATTCGTTTTAGCGCGGTCAGCAATAGCAGCCCGCATCCCGTCAGGGAATCTAAGCATAAATTTGTCGTAATCACGGACCTGTTTTTCTGACATAAGCACCTCAAAAATTTTCCTGATGCTATCACATTGACATCATCCGTAAATTGAGTCACAGTGACATCATGTCATGGTGACATACAAAGGAGAGTTGATTTGGACACTTTATACACCGAGCGCAAAAGTGAAAGCTTCCAGCTTCGCCTACCGGAGCGCATGAAAGAGGAATTACGCCGCATGGCTAAAATGGATGGGATTTCGATTAACTCTGCGATTGTGCAGCGCTTGGCTAAGAGCCTGCGTGAGGAGCGTGTGAATGATCAGTAAAAACAGCGAAGCCCAGAAGTGCGCTAACACCCTGGGCCTCTTATCGAACAAATCCAGCAAAGGAAATATCGACATGACTATTGTAGCAAACCCAGATTTGAACTTCCAAGGCATTCACTTGCAGCCAGTGGAGAGCATTACTGATATCTGGTTAACAGCCAGCCAAATTGGCTATGCGTTGCAATATGCTGACGATAAGGCTGTTCAGCGTATTTATTCACGCCATGCTGATGAATTTTCAGAGAAAATGACAGGGGTGGTCAAAGTGACCACCCCTTACGGCGAGCAGATGACTCGCGCTTTTTCCCTGCGTGGTGCGCATCTGATCGCGATGTTTGCCCGCACGCCGGTAGCGAAAGAGTTCCGTCAGTGGGTGCTGGATATTCTGGATCGTGAGGTAACAGCCAACATGCCAGGCACCAATATGCCAAGTCAGCGCGAGCGGCATGCCTATAACGCCGAAGCATTGGCTACGCACTACCAGGTGATGTACGACGCATGGAAGACGCAAATCGAACCAGCATTGCGAGCTATCGAATCACCCCTTGCCGGACGTCTGTGCGATCGTTTTCAGGATGCAGCGGTTTTTATGAGCTACGTCAGAAAAGGTGCTGATGAGCAATTGCTGCCAGGAGAACAAGCAAGGATATGGTGAAGCCCAAAAAGAAAAACCGCCAGTGTGGCGCTGGCGGCCTATCAACTGCATAAAGGAGAATTTATGCAAAGCAATACAGTAACAGCAGTAACTTTAGCAAACCATGCCATGGTTGTCGATCCTGATGCCTTTCCAGTCATTGAGTGGAAAGGGGGGCGTGTCGTTACGACGGAAACGCTGGCGAAGGGTTACGGGACGGAACCCATTCGCATTCAGCAAAACCATATCCGCAACGAATCTCGATTTATTGAAGGTGTTCACTATCACAAACTTCGCGGAGAGGACTTAAAATCTTTCCGACTATCTTTTAGCGAGTCGGTTAGCAAACATACAACATCACTAATCCTCTGGACGGAAAAAGGCGCGGCTCGAATGTCGAAGATCGTCGACACCGATGAAGCATGGGGATTTTTTGAACGACTTGAGGACTCATATTTTCATCCGCGTAGTTCTGCACTTCCTCAAACCTATGAGCAAGCGCTGGAAGATTTGCTTGCGAAGGTAAAAGAAAACCGTCTGCTTGCAGAGCAGCGCGATCACGCTGTGCGTACTAAAGCATGGATTGGTGAGAAACGGGAAGCCACGGCAATGGCAACTGCATCTGCTGCTGTCCGTGAGAAGAACAAACTTGCCGAGACGGTTGGGGCGTGCAGAAAACACGCAACGATCACCGCTGTTGAGAATAAAACCAGCAGCGAGTTTAAGTGGCAGGGATTACGTAAATGGTGCCGCGAGAACGGCACTTCACCCCTTGACGTAGAGGATAAGCGTTTCGGTACAGTGAAGTCGTGGCCACGTGAAGCATGGCTTGCTGTCTATGGCGTAGATCTTCGAAAATTATTCTAAATACCTACACAAAAAGTATAGGTGCCAAAACTAACCCGCTTCGGCGGGTTTTTTTACGCCCGGAGAAACCATGAGCTGGAAAGACAATCTGCAGGAAGCCTCACTGCGGGGCGTGCCGTTCAAAGTTGACGAGGATGAAGCGACTTTTGGCCGCCGCGTGCAGGTGCATGAATACCCAAACCGGGATAAGCCATGGGCTGAGGATTTAGGCCGGGCCACACGACGATTCAGCGTGCAGGCTTACCTTATCGGCGATGATTTCTTTGAACAGCGCAATAAGCTGATTGAAGCAATCGAAAAGCCCGGATCATGCACACTGGTACATCCTTACTACGGTGAAATGACCGTTACTGTAGATGATACTGTTCGCGTCAGTCACTCAGTGAGCGAAGGGCGCATGTGTCGCGTCAGCTTTAGCTTTATTGAATCAGGCGAACTGTCATTCCCTGCTGCCGGGCTGGCGACCGGACAAAAGCTTTTATCGTCCGTCTCATTTTTTGATGATGCCATTTCCTCAGCGTTCGGGGATTTTGGTATGGATGGCCTGCCTGATTTCCTGCAAAGCGGCGTGATTGATGAGGCGTCCGGTATGTTTGATACCGTTACCCGCGGGTTTCAGTACATTGACTCCGGTATTAGCGCTGCTTCACGGCTGATGCAGGGTGACCTGTCTGTGCTACTCAGCCCACCTTCCAGTGGAATGAATTTTGTTAACAGGCTGCAAAACATGTGGCGTGCCGGTTCTAGGCTCTCGGGTAATGGGTCTGACCTGATGGCAATGATTAAAGGATTGACAGGTGTCACGCTGGATAGCGGCCTTGCGCCGCGGGGCGTATGGAAAACCGACAGCAAAACCACACAGTCACAAACGGTACAGAGTAATTATGTGGCCCAGGCCGTGCGAACGACAGCAATCAGCGAGGCTGCTGCAGCTGTGGCAAATCTTCCTCAGCCATCAAACCGGACCATCACGCGCCAGCAGGACCCACAAAAGCCGGTGGTCGTTGCTCATCCGGCAGTATCCACTATCCAGCCTTCTGACTCTGCTTCCTCATCCGGCGTGACGGGAACAAGCGGTAACAGTTCCTCACCTGGCGTAACCAGCTCTGTGGAAAACAGCACGGTTATGTCATGGGATGATCTGGCAGAAGTGCGCGACAGCCTGAATGAGGCGATTGATAAGGAAATGGAGCGTGTAACTGACGACCAGCTCTATCAGAAGCTGGTAACCATCCGGACGGACGTTAATCAGGATATTTCAGCGCGTCTCGAGCAGATCGAGCGCATCACAGAACGAACACCATCAGAAGTCACCCCTGCGCTCGTGCTGGCGGCTGACTGGTACGACTCAGCCGCCCGGGCATCGGAAATAACAGCCCGCAACGGCATCCGCCACCCCGGCTTTGTGCCGGTCAAAACACTGAGGGTGCCGGTACGATGAATAACACAGTCATTCTGCGCGTTAACGGTAAAGAGTGGGGCGGCTGGACTTCCGTGCGCATTGCTGCGGGCATCGAGCGCATAGCTCGGGATTTTAACGTGGAGATAACGCGGAGCTGGCCGGGTGACAACGATCAGGCTGCACGCAGCAACCGGATTAAAAACGGCGATCTGGTTGAGGTGCTGATTGGCGATGACAAGGTGCTGACCGGCTACGTGGAGGCCACACCCGTTCGCTACGATGCGCACAGCATCAGTACGGGAATTGCCGGACGCAGCAAAACCGCCGATCTTATCGATTGTTCAGCCACGCCTTCACAGTATGCCGGTCGTTCAATAGTTCAGGTAGCTGCTGAGCTGGCTAAACCGTTCAGCATTGAGGTAGTGGACGGCGGCGGGGCAACCGGCGTGCTTCAGGGTATACAGGCCGACCAGGGCGAAACCGTTATGGATGTTCTGAACAAGATGCTTGGCCTGCAGCAGGCCCTGGCTTATGACAATGAACAGGGAAACCTGGTGATTGGTGGCATCGGCAGCCAGCGGGCACACACCGCACTGGTGCTGGGAGAGAATATCCTTTCCTGTGATACCGAAAAGAGCATTCGTGACCGCTTCAGTGACTACCAGGTTTCCGGTCAGCGAAAGGGTAACGACGACGATTTCGGCGAAGCGACCACGACGGCGATCCGTGCGAAGACAATCGACGGGGGGCTTAAGCGCTACAGGCCTATGATTATCCGGCAAACAGGTAATGCGACGACCGCAACGTGCAGTGAACGCGCTGAGTTTGAAATGCGGCAGCGCGCCGCCCGCACTGATGAAGTGACCTATACCGTGCAGGGGTGGCGTCAGGGGGACGGAAGTTTGTGGCGACCAAACCTGCAGGTCATTGTTTACGATCCGGTGCTGGGTTTCGACAATCGTCAGATGGTCATCGCAGAAGTGACGTATCAGCAGGATGGTAACGGTACAGTAATGGAAATCCGCGTCGGGCCGCCGGATGCTTACCTGCCTGAGCCTGCGAAGCCAGAAAAACGGAAGAAAAAGAAAACCGAAGAGGATCCTTTCTGATGGCTAACCCTTTCCAGAATATGAGCCGGGGAATATCTAACCTGCTGGCACGCGCGGTGGTGCGCGGGCTGGATACGGCCACAAAGTGCCAGATGCTGCAAATCGAGATGGCCGGCGGCGAAGGTAAAAGCGATATTGAGCATTTCGAGCCATATGGTTTTACCGCAGCCCCTTTAATCGGCGCTGAGGCTGTGGCTGCGTATTTCGACGGCGACCGCTCTCACGGCGTGGTGCTTGTTGTATCCGATCGCCGGTACCGCATAAAGGGGCTGCAATCCGGTGAAGTGGCAGTTTATGACGATCTCGGCCAGTCGGTAACGCTGACCCGTGCCGGAATAGTGGTTAATGGTGCCGGCAATCTAATTACTTTTACCAATGCGCCAAAGGCCAGGTTTGAAATGGACATTGAAGCCACCGGAGAAATTAAAGACAAGTGCGATGCTTCCGGCCAGACCATGTCCGCGATGCGTACAACCTACAACGGCCATAACCACAAAGAGAACGGCGATGGCGGCGGCACCACAGACGAGACAGCACAAAAAATGGGGTCCTGATGATTATCGTGATTAATGGCGTTGAGCGAGCCGTAACATGGCCGCCGGATCCGCTGACGCGCGCTGTAATTATTTCTCTGTTCTCCTGGCGCCGAGCTGAACCGGACGATAGCCCGGAAGAGGCAAACGGCTGGTGGGGTGACAGCTTTCCAACGGTACAAAACGATCGCATAGGTTCCCGCCTTTACCTGCTTGGCCGTCAGAAACTCACCAACAAAACACCGCTTAAAGCGCGTGAATACATCAGCCAGGCGCTGCAATGGCTCGTAGAGGATGGTGTTGCTGTGCGTGTTGATGTGAACGCTGAACGCACCGGCATTAACACGATGAGCGCGTCCGTTGTGATAAGTCAGAAAGATGGCACCCGGGCCGCTTATTCATTTAACGATTTATGGAGTGAACTTAATGGCTGACAGTGGATTTACTCGCCCGACACTCCCTCAGTTAATCACCACGGTCCGAAACGATATCCTTACCCGCCTGGCAACCGATTCAACACTTGCCGCCCTGCGCCGCACCGATGCGGAGGTATACGGTCGTGTGCAGGCGGCTGCAGTGCATACCGTTTACGGTTATATCGATTATCTGGCACGCAACCTTTTACCGGATCAGGCTGATGAAGACTGGCTGACGCGACACGGCAATATGAAGCGATGCCCGCGAAAAGCCGCTACAGCGGCGGCGGGTTATGTTCGCTGGGATGTGGAGTCCAACGGTATTCGCATTGAAACAGGCGTAACAATCCAGCGTGATGACCTGGTTTCTTTCACCACTACCGCCGCGGCTGTTTCTGCCGGCGGAGTGCTTCGTATCCCTGTAATCTGTGACGTTACTGGTGCTTCCGGAAATACAGACGATGGCCTTGCCATGAGACTTGTCAGCCCTGTTACCGGATTAACCTCTGCCGGTGCTGCTGACGGTATCCAGGGCGGCGCGGATATCGAGGATCTGGAAGTATGGCGCGGACGCATTATTGAACGCTGGTACTGGACGCCGCAGGGCGGGGCAGACGGTGATTATGAGGTATGGGCAAAAGAAGTTCCTGGTGTAACGCGGGCGTGGATTTACAGGCACTGGCTGGGGCGCGGAACGGTTGGCGTGCTGGTGGCTAACAGCGATCTGGTAAACCCCATCCCGGATGATGCCACGGTTACTGCGGTACAGGATCATATTGAACCCCTCGCGCCGGTAGCCGGAGCTGATATTTATGTCTTTGCGCCCACACCGAAAATCGTTGATTTCCATATACGCCTGACCCCGGACACACCGGAAATCCGGTATGCAGTCATAGCAGAGATACGGGCGATGATGCTGCGGGACGGTATTCCTGACGGTACGCTCAAGCCGTCCCGTATCAGCGAAGCTGTCAGTCTGGCCACGGGTGAATACAGTCACGAACTTGTAAGCCCGACAGACGATGTAAAAATTGAAAAAGCCGAGATTGGCGTGGTGGGGGATTTCACATGGACCTGACACGGCAGTATGAGCAAATGCTCGGTGCGTTGTTGCCTCGTGGTCCTGCGTGGGATAAAGATGATCCTCTTCTTACAGGTCTTGCCCCGTCACTACAAAGAGTTCATGCGCGGGGCGACGCACTTATGGGTGAGGTGGACGCGCGAACAGTCACCGAGCTAATAAACCGTTACGAAAAACTTTCCGGGCTGCCGGACAGTTGCGTGCCGGCAGGAACACAGACCCTGGCGGAACGCAGGCAACGACTCGATGCGAAGTTAAACCTGGCTGGCGGCATTAATGAGTCGTTTTATTATGCCCAACTTGCCGCGCTGGGTTACCCCGAAGCCACAATTACGCGGTACGGAAAAAGCCAGTTCCGTTGTACCTCGCGCTGCACTGATTCTGGTTTCAGTGACGAGTGGCGTTACTTCTGGCAGGTGAATATCCCTGCATCAGCACAAATATCACCCATGACCTGCACCGATTACTGCACTGCTTCCCTGCGTTCATGGGGTGACACCGTTCTCGAGTGCGTAATGATAAAACTTGCTCCTTCGCACACCTATGTAACTTTCCTCTATCAGGAGTAATCATGCACCGTATAGACACACCAACTGCTCAGCCGGATAAATTCGGCCCGGGGAAAAATGGCTTTACCGGCGGTAATCCACAGACGGGGCAGCTCCCCACTGCGCTTGATGAAGATTTCTTTGACGCTGTTCAGGAATCAGTAGCACGCGTGATCGAGGATGCAGGCATTGCGCTTGTAAAGGGCGATCACGACCAGCTTCTTCAGGCGCTGGGTAAATCCTTTCTTAAGGCGGGAAACGCTTTTTCTGAGATCAAAGATGCCGGGCCTGATGCTGTAGCCCTGGCTCTCGAAAACCTTGGTCTGGGAGAAGCCGCGAAAAGAGATGTGGGAACTGGCGAAAATCAGGTACCTGACATGTCGTCTTTTAATTTTAAATATATTGACGATAATACTGCCGTATTTACGTTCCCCAACGGTTTGATAGTGCAGGCCGGTAACCTGCCAATCTCCGGGCAGTCAGCTACGTTAACCTTCCCTGTACCTTTCCCGATAAGAGTTCTCGCTGTGGCCGGACTTAACTTTAACAGCAGTGTCAACATTCCATCATTAATTGCATCTTATGCAATATATTGGTCAAGCGCGTGGGAGGGGAGCGGAAGAGTGAATGTTAATGTCGGGGCAACGCAAGACAACAAGGCTTTCAGATACATCGCAATAGGATATTAATTATGGAAACAGAATTTTATTTTTCTCCCTCTGAAAATTCATTTTTCTTCGGGTCTATGCTGTCTGCTTACGATAAGGCTGGAACTTTACCCTCTGACTTAAAACCAATTGATTCAGACATAGCCCGCGAATTTATGAGTACACCTCCGGACGGTAAAATGCGGGTTGTTATTGACGGACTTCCGGCCTGGGGTGATACCCCACCACTTACGCAAGAAGAATTAATCGCGGATGCTGAAGCGAAAAAAGCTCAGCTCCGCGCCGTTGCTGATTCTGAAATTGCATGGCGGCAGGACGCTGTTGACGCAGATATCGCGACGGAGGAAGAAACCGCAGCGCTGGCCGCATGGAAAAAATACAGGGTGCTGCTGATGCGTGTTGATACAGCAGCACCTGAATGGCCTACGCAGCCGGCTGTTCAGGCCAAATAACATCGGGAGCCGTCGAAATGTCGATGGCTTTCACAGTTTTTTTATATGCCATCCACTCAGACAATTTTTCTTTGTCCTCGTCGCTAATATCTCCGAGCATCAGCTCGACACGCCAGTCTGCAGTTACTTCATCGACCTGCCGAAGCAGCAGTTGCCGATCCTGCTCAGCAACCGCCACTTCCTCTCCGTGAGTGAGAGGTGGGGCATCACCCCATATCGGGTTGCCATATTCATCACCAACCAGCACCTTACCTTCTGGCCAGACTACGCCTGCAAACTCAGAATAAGTATCAAAACTAACTTCCGTAGCGCTGTCAGGAATAAAGGGGCTGTCTGGTAAAATATAAAAGCCAACGCTAACAGAGTCGAAATAATAAATTTTTTCCATAATTAATAACCTATGGCGTGCCAGTAAATAGCATTGGCAGTGGTTGAAACGTACGTAAAACGGATTTTCATTGCGTTTGTATTCTGAGCATCAAAACCAGTAGGTCGTACTGACGGGTCATTCGTCGAAACAAGTGCGCTGGGGCTAAGAAATGCGTTAGGAAAAGCAATAGGGAACGTAACATCTGCTGTTCCAACCGACCCTGATGTACTCGCGACATCAAAACGTCCCCACTGCAGGATTAATCCGCTAGGTAATTTTTGATATCCCTTTGCACTTAATGAACTGCCAAAACCACTCATATCCGGTATCTGATTTACATCTGTGCCGACGTCCCTTTTTGCGGCTTCTCTCAATTGAACGCTTTCAATAATGATCATTTATCGCTCGCGTGGCATTCTTCCGGCCTTTTGCGGATTGAGAAACCATGCTTATCGGCTATGTACGTGTATCAACAAATGACCAGAACACCGCGTTACAGAGAAACGCGCTGGATAGCGCAGGATGTGAGCTGATTTTCGAAGATAAGATCAGCGGCAGAACGTCAGAGAGGCCCGGATTAAAAAAGGTACTCAAAACGCTATCAGAAGGTGATACGCTGGTCGTCTGGAAGCTGGACAGGCTGGGGCGCAGCATGCGGCATCTTGTTTTGCTGGTTGATGAACTTCGCCGCAGAGAAGTTCATTTCCGGAGTGTGACAGACTCGATAGACACGTCATCATCGATGGGGCGTTTTATCTTTCATATCATGTCAGCCCTTGCAGAAATGGAACGTGAACTGATAGTTGAGCGAACGCGTGCGGGATTAGCTGCAGCGCGGGCAAAAGGGCGGGTCGGTGGCCGCAGGCCTAAATTATCAGTTGAACAGTGGGAGCAGGCAGGAAGACTTATCGCTAATGGCACACCCAGAAAGCAGGTGGCATTAATTTATGATGTCGCTATGTGCACACTTTATAAAAAATTTCCTGCGAACAGTGGCGCATGAAGCGGGAGATGCTTTCTCCGCGCTACACGACGCGCTATTCCGATCTGCCGGTAGTCAGGTAAGTAAGAAAACCGACAGAGTAATTCCCCCATTATTCCCCAATGCTTCCCCACTCAAATTCCATTCAATAAAAAAGCAGCCATAACAGGCTGCTTTCTAAAAGGTTTTTGGTCGGCACGAGAGGATTTGAACCTCCGACCCCCGACACCCCATGACGGGGATATGCCCCAAATCCTTCCCCAAAACTAAACGTAAGTTACTGTTAAATAAGTAAAGTGAAAAGCATTAAATATGTAGAAAAATAGCCAGAAAATATATATTAACTGGCTGATTTATCTGGGTTAATTATGAGAGTCGCTGGTCTGCTTCTGGAAAAGTTCCCGGAACACAGGATAGATATCGTCCTGGTCGCGGATGTGTTGCATAGCGAAGTTATCGAAGGTTGCCTGCAGGTCTTCATATTCGCGCCATAGCGTCTGGTGCGCGCGGCGGGTGATTTCGATATAGCTGTAATAGCGCACCACCGGCAACAGTTTTTTTGCCAGCAGTTCATGGCACAGCGGCGAGTCATCTGCCCAGTTGTCGCCATCCGAAGCCTGCGCGGCGTAGATGTTCCACTGCGTTGGGTCATACCTTTCTTTCACAACTTCATCCATCAACTTCAATGCGCTCGACACAATAGTGCCGCCGGTTTCCTGTGAATAGAAGAACTCGTGCTCATCCACTTCCTTCGCCTGCGTGTGATGGCGGATATAAACCACTTCCACGTTTTTATAGGTTCTGCTCAGGAATAAATAGAGCAGGATATAAAAGCGCTTTGCCATGTCCTTGGTGGCCTGGTCCATAGAGCCGGAGACATCCATCAGACAGAACATGACGGCCTGGCTTGAAGGCTCGGCGCGTTTTTCGTAGTTTTTGTAGCGCAAATCGAACGTATCGATAAAAGGTACGCGGGCGATTTTCTCGCGTAGCTCAGCTATCTCTTTGCGCAGACGTTCTTCTTCCAGCAGCTGCGCAGGTTCGCTTTTGCTGACGGTTTCCAGGCTGTCTTCCAGCTCATGCAGCTGACGACGTTTCCCGGCGGTCATTGCCGTGCGTCGCGCCAGCGAGTTTTGCAGTGAACGCACCACGGCGATATTCGCCGGCACGCCGTTAGAGGTATAACCCGCACGATGCGTTTTAAACTCGTTGAGCTGCCGATGCTGGTTTTTCTGCAGATTGGGCAA